CAAGCTACAAGCGGCAAGCTGCAAGCAGCAAGTTCTTTTCTAGATCGGACCAAGCTTCAAGCGGCAAGCGACAAGCTGCAAGCTCCAAGCCGCAAGCAGCAAGCTCCTTGATTGCGGACCCTGGATAAAGTATCGGGGCGCTCGGATCGTTGGTGCCAATCAGGATAAACGTATTGGTGGGGTGTTTAATATGGAAGCCAATTTGGTGTGGTGAGAAGGTTATCTTTTTACTTTTCGTTACTTTTAGTTCGACTGTAAAAAATCCAGTGTTCTCAGTATAACCAACCAGATCAGGGAAGCCAAAACTGGCCCAAGACTCTACTCTTGTCCAGGTAATATTAGGTGTATTTTTTTTAACTTTTTGCCAAAGTTTTGATTCGGCTTTCATAGTAATTACTCAACCGTAATAACGCACCTATATTTTTCTTTTGCGCCTATGATTTTGTTCTCGATAAGTTTTATTTCTCTGACATTAAACTCTTTTTGCGCTGGACTTCTGCCCTCTGGAAGCACGAGCATTACTCTTGCATCAGCACCAACAGGGCTTTCACAAAACTTTTCCAGTATTTGTACTAGAGATTTAGTAGTATAGTGTAGATAGCCAGATCTTAATTGTTTATCCATCGGACCATATCTAGATTCTTTTTTCATTAGTTACATCTCCTGCCTTGACCTTTATATTTTTTATATTGTCTACGTTTGTGTTTGTTCTTAGGTTTGGATCTAATACTATTACCAATAGATGTTCGTTTAGGTGGACCAGCAACGTGCTCTGTGTGTAACTTGGCTTTTCTCACTCAGTGCCTTCGTCTGTGTTAAATGTTTTGTAAGGTTCTTTGGTTGTGTCATCAAGTACAGTAAACTCACCATTAATTAATACTTCATTCTCTTTGTATATCTTCTTCATCTTATTCTCTAGCTCTTCGATAGACATGTCTTCTAGTTTGCCGGTACGTATTATTTTTTGTTCGATGTAGAGTCCTGCTGCTTTGCCTCGCGCAACTTCTGCATTTGTAGCTGCCGAGAACGCTCCCTTTGCCAAAGCCTCTTGGCGTATGCGACCGAGTTCTGTGATATGTCTCTCAAAACTAACCTCATATTTTTTTTGGATTTCTGACCTGAGCTCGCCAATATATTTAACAACAAGGGGGAATTTATTCGGGTTACGAAGTTCAGAAGCGCGGACATGACACGATCCCTCAGCATAGCCAGCTTCTTTTGCACATTCTGTAGGTGTTTTACGTCCTTCATTATAAACCAATAGCTCGCAAAATTTCTTTTGTTGTTCTGTTAATAGCTTGGGTAGTCCCATGTAGGTAAATATAAGTAACTTTACTAAAGATTACAAGTTATTTTATTATTTTATCACAATGCTTGACACCGGTTTGATCGGTCTTCATTTCGCATTGTTCTAATGAACAGGTGTATTGGACTTGGTTGCCGGAGTTTCTCTCTGCTGTACGCTTAGCCGCTAGGCATGTGCTAAGGTTGTCCTGGTGATACCAGCCTTCTATATTTTTATTACCACCGTCATAGACGTACAAACTAAGTATAATAACTGTTTCAATGATTCCCATTCTTTCTCTCTTCTAGATCTATAAGTCTGTCTTCGTGAAACTGTATGATCATTTCGTTTTTAAGTATCAATGGAATCTCTGCTTCCATTTGTTCTTTTAATTTTTCTACATTAGTTGATAAGTATTCAACCAACATGTAGAGCTCTTGGACTTGTGGACTGACCATGTCACCTTTGGGGACACCTTCAATAAAAATATTAGCAGCTTCGATGTCTTTCTCCATAAGCTGTAGTGTAGTTTCAATGCTGTTAAGCCTCTCAACAATAGTGAAATAACTCATTGTACCGATTGCAACAGCTGCAAGTATAGCCAATAAGTTACGCGCCGGTAACGAAATTTGTGTCGAGTCTGATAGCTTCATCTTAATTAAAAGGGTTAGCTGCTTCTGCTTTTAGCTCTTCTACTTTTGCATCAGTAAAATTAACCTTAGCTTCTATGATTGCTATTTGTTTTGCAAGGTCCGCTATTTGTTCTTGTATACCTGACAGGTCTACAGTCTCATTAACTACATAGTCTTTGTTCTCTATTGCAAATAATCTAGTTTGGAATTCACCCCATGCATAAAAACCTCCACCTATTCCGGTGATGGCTGCAAAAAGTGCTGCCGCTGATGTAAGTTTATTGAACATTTTGTGCCTCCATTAGTGCTTTCAATATATAATATGCTTCATTAGTTTTGTTTCTAGCTGAGTTTACTTTTTTAGTGTGCTCTACAACTGGATCAACACCTATCATTGCAAGTATATTAGTGGGGTCATTATAAATAGTTTTGTTATAACTTTCAAGACTGATCTGGTCAAAGAAAGCAGGGTTGCCGCCTGGTAGCTGCCTGTTATCTATCATGGCTGCATTCAAAGCAGTGTAGCTTGATAAATCTGGTTGTTGTGCTGTTATTTCTCTACTCAATACCTCACTAACCACGTCTAGTGTAGCTGCAATCTGTTGTATTTTGTTGGTAACTTGTTCTTTAATAGCTTGTTCTATTTTAGCTACATCAATATTAACTTTACGTTTTTCTTCAACAACTTCTGGTTCTATATCTTCTTCCACTGCTGGCTCAGGTTCTGACTCAACTGGCTCCTCGATAGTTTCTTCTTGTTCGGGACTGTCTGGCTCTGGTGTTGGTTCGTCTGCAGCAAACTCTTCGCTGCTGGGTTGCTCTTCAACTTCTGGTTTGGTTTCTGGTTCTGGTTCATTAACAGGTTCCTCTTCCATGACCGTTTCTTGCATGGGTTTATCTTCTGGTATTGGTTCTGGCTCTGGCTCAGATATAGTCTCTGGCTCTGTTGCTGCCATCATAACAGGTTCTGTTATTTCTTCAATAGGTGCCTCTTCGATAATTTCTGGCTCACTGGTAAACATTGACACTAATTCATCAGTATCCACCACTTCCATATCAAACATTTCCATGTCTACTTCTTCTGGCATACCTAAGTCAACATAAGTATCTATTGACATATCCGGTATACCCATGTCTATGTCCATGTCTACATCAGGTGTGTCCATAACTATAATTGTTTCTACATCAGGAATATATGCTACTTCAAATGTAATAGGGGGTATTTCATAATAATCTATCTCATCTAACTCTATCTCTTCTGGTACATAGACAATTGTTTCTGGAACATAGGTGTCTATTTCATCTATAATTATATCTTCAACTATAGTTTCTACATCAATACTATCTATTATTTCTTCAACCGCAGCTATTTCATCTTGGCCTGGACAAGTTGGTGGGTTTTTTTGATAACAATACTCTATTGTTGTAACACTGGTTTGTGTTAAAGTTTCATAATCAATTTTTAGTGTAGGGTTTCGCAAATCAACACCTACGTGCCCTCCGTTGTACGTGGCTGAGCCTTGTATGTCAAAACTAAAACCTGCTGTTAATGTGCCGTGAGTTAAATTTTCATCAGGTGCTATAATTAAAGTGTTGGCGTATGGATTAAACTTATAGTTGTAGTTAGTGGTGTCTTCAAACAGTGTAGTTTGTGTGGTGGTATTACCTAGATTATCAGTGGCAGTTTGATACATGGTAAAAGTTGACGCTTGATTATTCCACCAACGTGCCTCAACACCAAAGTTTGACGTAAAACCTCTTTTGATTTCGTCCTCTGTCATTAGATCTGTGCTGTTTATTGTAGTTTCTAAATATTTTTGATGTTTGCCAGTAATAAATATGTTTTCAGAAAGATCTGAACTATCTGGAAACTGTGTGCCTACCCAACTACCATCATTCCAAACTTGTGAAATTAAGTTACTCGTAGTTGTAATAGTTCCTGTGTAATAGGTTATAGTAGTAGAGGTGTCTCCCGGGTTGGGTGTATCAACTTCTATTACAGTGTCTGCTTTACTCGCTACCGAGTTTAACAGTACCGCCAGAATAATTAATCTGATTGCTAGCATTTTCTTCTTGTTCCAACTCTTCTAGTTTTTGATCATCAACACGTGTCGTGTATTTAAGATTTTTTGTATACTCTTCAAAGTCTGGTCTAAGTTCTGGATATTGTTTCCAATACTCTTCAGCTTCAGTGCCTATCAACCCATATGCGGGACAACTCGTACCGGCATGTGCCATCGCCTCGAACACCATCGGTGACTGACATAATAATGCAATCGATGCTACTCGCATATTCATGTCATGAAGAGCCTTCGCTAATTTTAAACGTTCACAATTTATATCTCTTTTGTAAGTACCAATGCTTGCAGAAAAAGAAAAACTAGAGCCACCAACGCCAACGCCAATAGTACAAACGTCTTGCGACATGTTGCTTAATGCTGGTGCATTAGCAGAATTTACTGTTCTAGTATCACCAGTGTAAGAATTATTGTTTGTCTCGTTGTTAGTAGTTGTGTTTGACGAAGCCCCTGTAGCATATGTAGTGCTAGCCTCACTGTGATAACCTCCAGTAATAGCAGTGTTGCTTGATGATGATCCAGAAGTTGTTTGATCGTTTGTTGTTGCTCCCGCACCAGTTACGTCTGCACTTACAGAACTAATAAAAATTAGCCATGTTGTTGCTATGATTGTACCAAATAATAATTTTTTCATTGTGTCCCCCGACAAATTTAAGTTAGCATTTCCACCTTCTTCTAGCTTGTCTTATTCTAGAGTTAGGATCGTTTTTAGTTTTTGCAGAACTATTTTTTAACTGACCAGCGGACCTAGCGCAATAAGATTTTCTTCTTTTTGATGCTTTGCTGCCGGCTTTAACTTTACCAGTTACTGCTGTCTTAAGTTTGCTACCAGGGTTTGCACGTCTATACGCACGCACGCCTTTAGCTGTCATACCAGCGCCAGACTTAGTCTTACGATAGTTTGCTCCCTTGCCCGTTGTGGTTTTTGGTATGCTCCCCCGAGACATAGCCATTGTACTAAGCTTTCTTTTTCTTAACTGGTTTCTTAGCAGTTTTAGCTGATCTTGCTAGAGCTTTATCAGTAACAGTGCCTTTGCCTTTTTTACTCGTGCCTTTTTTCTTAGCTCGGTTCATGTAATAGTACAGACCTTTTTTTACCGTACGTCCGTCTTTAGTTACGTGTGTATCTTTTTTAGCCATTATTTAGCGCGTCCTCCACGCTTCATTCTTTTTTTCATCATGCCGCCGCCCATAGCTTTAGCTCTTTTTTTAGTTGTTTTTTTCTTTTTCTTTTTTAACATAGCAAAATCTTTACCATCTATTTTACCGTCTTTGTTTTTATCAAGTTTAGTTTGCCCACCTGTAAGGCCACCCTTTTTCATTCTTTTTTTCATAGCGCCGCCACCCATAGCTTTAACTCTTTTTTTCATGCCTACCATGTCTATATCTCCTATAAGATTTTCGTTTATTTACTGTGCCATCATAATAATCTAGTGGCCACTTATCATAGTAGCCTTTTTTACGCATCATGTCACTAGCTCTTTCTAGTTTATCAAAATTTTGTATCAATACCATTAAAAATTGATTATCTGGTTCCCAATTATCTGTTTCTAAAAACTCTACCGGTTCATCTTCTTCGTCGTCGTAAGGGTGTGACGCCATCAGGTATATGTCTTGTGGTACAAACACTACATTATAGCCTTGTATAAGTATGTTTAGTTCTTCAACAGTTATATGTATATCACTACAGGCAACAATAACTATATCTGTTTTAGGGTCTTTAATTAACTCAGTGCCTTCAACAATCTTGTCTATAAGGTTGTAATCTTTAGTTACTTCCAATACTTTCAAAGCGTTATCTTGCCTAGCTTTGGCTGCATAAGGACAAACTGGTACATTACCTAAATATTCATTAGGTTTTTCTATAAAGTTTTTAGACCAGTCTAGGATATCTTCAGTTATTGTCTTCATTTTTGGATAAGAATTGTATGTCTAGCACTACACCTTTGGGTATTACTTGTGCTCTACCATAAATATCGTCTTTATTGTAAGTATCTTTGTCGCCGGCGATGATTACACAATCCTCTTTATCAGCTATAAGATAACCAAGTGAATCAACTGTACAAAATTTACTATCTAACAACTCTTCTTTGCTTTGCCATGTAGACATACTGCATTCGTTGGTATCTAACCATACTACATTCACCATAGGTGGTATCTCATTACTCATAGTTTAATATATCCTAGTTTTAGGTCGTGGTATAGTGGGGATTTGACCCCCCACTGTTAAAAAAAGTTGGAGAAAAAACTCTATCGCGCCAAGTGTGAAAAAACTGGGAAAAATTGATTGTACTCTACCGGGACAAAAGTAGAACGGTAGATGCGTGGTAGAGTGTTTCTTTAATAAAATCATATATTTAACTTAATTACCACCACTACCGCGTGTTTGAAACGTTCGTGCAAAATGAACATGCTAGGGTCAAATCTCCACTATAGGCACGGCATGGTAAGTGTTGCATAAATGTCACACTTCTTCTCCATAACGGTTCTCACAGAATAGCTCAAAGCTTTTTAGGTTATCCCCATAGTCAATTATGTGCTGACCTATCAACAAAATCTTGTTTTCGTGAATAAACTCATGACAGGACCAGTCGTCCTGGAAGCTTTTAACCTTGTATTCTCGCTCTATTGTAGTATCAGTGCCATGGAACATTAACATTATTGTAATAACCCAGTACATATTAACCTCTTGTATAAAATTGATCGAGACGGCGTAGGAACTCATGTTTTGCTTTCCTGTACTCTTCTCCTTCTATCGTAAACTCTTGATAGTATAAGTCTTTTGAGCACATCAAAATCACCCCTTTCTCAATAGTTGTACCGTAAACTGCATCATGAGCCATACCGTACGCCGCCATTTGCAGAAAATAATCCCCGATCCATTCTCTTTGTTTCGGTTTATTAGTCTGCTTGAAATCGATGATAGCAATGTCGCCATCATGTTGTCCAACTAAATCGACACTACCAGCATATAATCCTGGATAGTAAAGCGTAGCCTCATTACCATATATCTCTGTAAGTCTGTTATCAATCCCGCGGTCCACGATGCATTCTGCCATATGTTTGGCCACATTACCGGTATCTGTTAGATCTAAGTAGCCTTCACCCAGACAATACTTCTCCAGGTACATATGCATAGACGTACCGCGCGTCGCGGCTGCGTGTGTAATTTTCTTAGCTTCCTCTACTCCGACTCGTTGTCGCCATCGCTGTAAAGAATCTCGTTTACTCTGCTCCTGAGTTTCACCAAGAACCGTCGTAACCGAGGGTAACCGTTCTGTAGAGCCATCAACATTATAATGTCGAAGACCTTCGATACTAGCGCGGGTACTAGAGGGATAATCATACTTCCTAATTAATTTCACACCATTCTCGAGTTTTTAAAATACACAATACCTTCTAGGTAATCTATTTCATGCGGGTTGCGACCCAACTCTTCGGGGAATATAGCCCCCATACGGGCCCAGTTAGTGTGGCCAAACTTCTTCTTACAGATACGATCGACGGTGCTGGCTGGTAAGTCTACCAGTTCATTGACGCCTTGCTCGTTTTGTATCGTTAACGAATTTTTCGCTTCCTCTTCGGGAATCCAGATAATCTCAATTTCTTCTGTCGTCTTCATTGCTTATTTCCTCTAAAAATTTTTTCGTTGTCTTCGGACTTAAGTTAATACTTTTCTTCTTAGGTTTAAAGATGCTGTTAAAGTTTTCTTTAAATTTTTTCGTAGGGTAATGTGCGCCGTCTTTAGCCATAGTTACTCCTTCATCTGCGACGCATACGGATCTGTTGACAGCATGCGTTGTTTTTTATCTGACTTGATGCCCATGATGATCTCTTCTACATTCTTGTTAAAGTAGTTTACCATTTGGCCGATAATATTATCTTGGGATAGCGTTTCTGCTAGCTCTTTTAAATCTTCACCGTGTTGTAGACAGCGTGAGATTAGTTTACCGGACGCGCGTAGTTCGCGGTCAATATAAGAATCCGTTGGTTTAATTTTTACCCAAAAGGCTAGTGGCGTAATACCCTCAGCACCCGCAGTATAGTTGACAATCCCAATTACTTTACGATTGTCGATCGGTAAAGTGAAAGTGGTACTCATCATCCTATTCGGAATCTCATGTCGCATAATTTTATCGTCCTGTAATGTCATTCCCGTGTTCCTCGATAAATTGGTACAGTTGTATATTCGTATCTTTCACCTGTTCTATCTCGTGCCACATTGTGTCTATTGTATCATTCAGTCTATCAATATATCTAAAATTTACAACCATAACTGTTATGCAAAAATGTAAAATTATCAACAGTAAGATAAGATTAATGTATTTTGCCAGCGGCCCTAAGTATTCTTTCACCTTGTTCCTCCCAATAATTTTTTAATAGTTTTTCGTAATTGCGTTTCCACATCAACCGCATACGCGGACATTGTGCTTGTGTTAGCATGTCGCGACAGTTATTGATGCGCTGCATTGTAAGTGCTGTTGTTACCATCCGTATTCATCCTCCGGGTTTAGTGGCATTACTCTTTCCCTACTTCCGGCAACGTCTCACCTGACCATTTAATTTTTGATTCGCGCCCCCCTTCTATATTCTTGCGCGTGTCTTCTATCGGCAACATTACATAACCATTATGTATGGTAATACGTTGACCCATGTGTGTAATTACTTCTTCACACATTGGACAATCAGCTTCGGTTGCCTTATCAAACACCCCAGCAACTACTGGTGGAATGCGAATATAGCCGTTGCCATCACAGCGTGGGCAAATAGTCTCAACTAGCTTTGGCACGTTTTTTGACCTTTAATTCTTTAGCTAATAGAAACTCTATTACTTTCTGAATGCTGACCGGCACCTCGAAACGTGATTTAGCCAATGATTCCAGGTGCTTATGTGTACTTGTGGACACCGAAACCGACTTAAATCTACTTGTATCTGGCATTATTTTTCTCCTTGTTTGTGTTATACTATGGGATAATATAGTCATTTTATTTTATTTGACAAGTTTTTATATTAATATATTTTAAAATAATCTTCTCACCTTCATATGCCGGTGGTTTTTTGATCAATTTAACTACCGGCATTACTAATGTATATCTCCCCAGCTATCACCTTCTTCATAATCTACTTTATTTGGCACCTCTAGTTGTACGGCGTCTTCCATAATGTTAATAATTTTTTCTATTTGCTCCGGTGAATCTACTGAGATGTCAAGTTCATCATGTATTTGTATGTGCGGTATGACACCTTCCTCGTACAGTGCTAACATTGCTTTCTTGGTCATGTCCGCAGCACTACCTTGAATTAATTTATTTAATGCTTTGTACGTAAACGCACGTTTAATCCCCGGTCCGTGTTCTCTTAAGGCGTCAGCATGCGGCAAGGCTTTCTTAATACCGTACCCATGCGGCTCCCACATATCAAAATGACATAAGCGTCCACCAATCGTGCGGATCTTACCACTGTCCTCAGCCCGTCGTGTCACGGCTTCTGATAACATTTTTACAAACGGGGCTTTGCGGTGATAGGTTTTAATTAAATCTTCCGCCGCTTCTTTTAATAAGCCTAACTCGGCCATCAGTTTATTTTTACCCATGCCATACATCAAACCTAAGTTAATAGTTTTCGCTTGCTTCCGTTCGATGCCAGCCATGTCCGCGATCATCTGGTGAAAGTCTGCTTCACCATTATTATATTGATCGACAATCATGGATGACCCTTCTAGTTTTAAGAGTGACGAAAAGTGTACAACTATTCTTGGTTCTTGTTGCGAGTAATCAAAGCAACCCCACTTATGACCTTGCTCCGGTATAAATAAAGATCGAATCATCGGGCCGAGTTCCTTGTGTCGTGCCGGGATTTGCTGGAGGTTGGGGTTAGAATAACTAAATCGTCCGGTCACGGTACCGCCATCATCAGAGCGGATCTGATTGATGTCACTATGGATTCTACCATTGTGTTCGTGTTTTAAAATTGTCTCGATAAACGTGGTGTTGGCTTTATTAATTTCTCTAGCTTCGTTAATTAGTTTTGGTAATTCGTGCGGATGTGTAGCTAAAAAGTTTTTGGTAAAACTCGGTGCGCCTTTGTCAGTGCGATCGTATGGTATCTTTTGATTGTCAAATGCTTTTTGTATTGACGATGCCGCCCATATCTCTACCTCGAAACCAATTAGTTTTTTTATGTCCTGGTGTAAATCTTTTTCGGTTTTAGTTAATTGTTTTTTTAACGCTGCAGCTTTCTCGGCGTCTACTCGTACGCCTTTAAATTTCATGTCCACTAGACACGGAAATAAATTTGTCTCCATGTTAAATACGTCCCACAGATCTTGCTGGGTAATCTCGTGTTGTAGTGCATGCCATAATTTTAGTGTTACCTCAGCATCACGTTCGGCATACTCACCTACCAACGGTGCGGGTAATCGCCACATCTCTGCTTTAGGGTTGACACCCCATGCTTTGGCCGCATCAGTTAGAATCTTTTCGTTCTTACCCATGCCAATAAATTCTTTAGAAATAGAATCTAAGGTAAAACTCCAACGGTTTTCGTTAACTAAACTTGCTGCAATCATGGTGTCAATAATACCACCACGGATTTGGAACCCTAGTGATCTAATCCAAGAAACATCATACATGGCGTTGTGAAATATTTTTGTTGCATCGGTGTGTAAAACTTCTTCGAACCAATCTAATACCAAGCCCCGGTCCATGTTCCCTCCGGCTTCGTGCGCTATCGGGAAATACCCGGACCAACCTTCGACAGCAATAGCAATACCAACCACTTCACCATCGCCCCTGACTGAGCCTGAGCCCATAGTCATAAGGTTTGGATCTCTGGTTTCTAAGTCAATAGCAATCTCTGAGTATTCTTTTAAGTCTGGTAAGTTCAATGGTGGCACCCATTCAGTCTGCGGACTGAACATTGGCATTTGTAATGGTTTATTCATATTGTGCTTTCAGTTTATTCAAGAACCATATTGCTTTGTCTAGGTCCTCGATAGGTTTGCCTTTGTGTTCGTGCCGCCATATATATTTGACCGCACTGCCTTGTAGATAATATTTAAAACCGTCGCCTTGCATGCTAGCAATAGCATCGATACACTGTATGCCACCTTTATTATAATGTGTTGGATAGTTTACCGGATCGTATTTTTTAGCCATACACCATACCTCCTAGGCTATACATTCTGCGACTACCGTCTTTTTCTAATCTTTCTAAACCCATACGCTCTTGGTGTCTTTTTATTATCATATAACAATGCTTTACAGAAATATTATTTTTTGTGTTATTAAAATCCCAACGACAAAATACAACATTGTTTTTAGTATAGCCTATAGTCGAATCAAAACGATCCACTGATATACCGGATTTATTTGCTGGATGTCTTTTTTTAGCACCCTTTGTTGCTAGCTTCCTGTTTATTGTCATTTCTTCTAACGAATAATAACAACGCATACCAAAATTTTTTTTGTGTTTTTCCCACAATTCAAAAAATTCTTCTTTGGTTAAACAATCATCAAAATTTTTTCTTTTTGAACTTTTTTTACAGTCGTTATATTTAGATATCATATAACCATGTTCGGTATTTAAATATTCAATATTCTGTATTCTTTCTTTTTCTGTCTTTGGCCGTTTCATAATAGGTAAGCCCTTTCATAATCTTTTGGTTCTAAAATATATAATGCTTTTTTGGCACGCGTGACTGCTACATAAAACAGCCGGTGCAATTCGTCTGCATCAAGATCGTTGTGATCCAAAGCAGATTTAGTAATATCAGGAAATAATAAGACATTGTCAGCCTCCCCGCCTTTTGCTCCGTGTATAGTTGATAAAATGATACGTGGCTCTCTGAAGATGTTTTCTTTTTGTGCCAGCATGTTCCTTATATACATTTCCATGCTTGTGTTCAACCCCGCAAATGAATCATGCCAAGGTTTATCAGTTTGTAATCCGTGATTCGCGATACATGTCTCAAGATTATACTTTAAATCTACGTCTAAAGTTTTCGCGGTGCGATAGCCGCGCGTCACGTTGTCGCCAAGGTAAGAATATATATTTTTTATTTGTATTGTGTTTAGTGATTCACCTTTACGTAACTGTTCCCAGGAATGTATTGCCGCTAATAAATTTTTATTTACCGATGGTTTGTTGCGATAAGAAAAATACCATCCTTGTTGTTTACATAAATCCATAACCGGATCAAGAAAATGATGTGCTTGTGATAAAACTAACCACTGACCTTGTGACATATCTACTTGTGAGATGTCAGCGTAGCGATGCAGCTTACCTATTTCTTTTCTTGGTAAATAATCTTTTGCATATCTATTGTTTACTTGTTCAATAATACTTTGTGATAATTTATGTATTGGTCCACCAGGTATACGATACGATTGATCTAAAACTTTAATATCGTCAACATCGTCACGGAGGGCAATGAAATGATCAACATCGGCGCCGGCCCATTTAAAGATTGCTTGATCGTCATCTCCAGCAAGGTAAGTTTTGTCTGACTTGGCCCACATACCTCTAACCATTTTCCATTGCAATGGAGATAAATCTTGTGCTTCGTCGATAAACAAGACATCAAGCTGAGGGCTGACATCCTGTGAAATAAAGTTCTCCAACATATCATCATAATCTATCATACCTTTCTCTTCTTTAAAACGATTAAGTTCTTGATTTAATAAGAATAATGTGTCGCGTTCAACATCTATAGTGTGTCTGTTGTCGTCGTATACATCCATCAAATCTCGCTCAGTAACGCGTGCTTTATTAATTAATCTTAAATATTCATTGTCAGAATTAAACACCCCATCGTTCTCAGAATGGAAAGACATCTTAATTGGTATGCCAACTTTCAAACCAAACTCTCGGTAATCTTCGGTCTTCATCACCCGTTCTTTTTTTATACCAAGTAATCTAAATGCCAATGAGTGTAGAGTTCTAAAATAAATTAAATCTTGAGTCTGATCTAAATTAAATTTTTCTGCTGCCCGACTAGCTGCTTCGTGTGCAGCCTTGCGCGTAAAAGAAAAATAACCAATACGTTTTGCATCAACGCCGGACTTCATAAAGTCATCAACTAAATTTAATAGCGTCGTAGTTTTACCTGTACCTGGTGGACCTAAGATAATTGTTTTCATTAAAACGGTGACTCCTGATAAGTTACTTTACTTACACTAGAACCATTGTCCTTCATTGCTTTAATTTTAACAACTCGTGGTGTTTGGTTTTTTAAAGTCATTCTAACTTCCTCAACAAAGATATTGTCAAGTTGTTTTATTAGATTACCGGTTTTAGTTTTATCCATCTCCCAGTTATTACGTTTAGCAAATGCATAAAAGTCTTCCATTCTAAAATAAGAAAAACCTTCATCAGTCCATGCAGTTTTATTAAGTATGTCATCTTTAGTTCTAGCCTTAGCTCTATGCACAGTGTAGTCGTACAATAAATTTTCTATTTGGTTAGTTGGATTTAATGATTCTAATGGATCTATTTCTTGTAGGTTTGTCATTAATGGTATCAAATATACCTCGCGCCAATCTTTAGCTTTAGGTATTGGTGATATAACATTAGCTTGATCTAATACTGCTATCGCAAATAAATTAGGGTTGTGTAATTGTTCAGTTTTTAGTTCTATTCTTTTACCTGCAACATTTAAAAACCATTGCGGTGGATTAGAATTAATTTTTGTTAATGTGTCTAGTTCCGGCATTTGCTCTTCTTCAAAACCTACACCAAACTTTTTAGTTCTACATTTTGCAGCATTACAGACACCACAAATAGGCTGGTCTTTACATCTGTATTTATCGTAGCCACGTTTCCCGATTGATGCTAAGAGTGCCTTGACTTCTTGGAAACCTAACGGTGGATTCATCCACTTAGAATTATCTTCCATGACTTTGTCTTCCCATGTATCGGGATTAGCTTGCTTGTGATATACCGCTACATTAAATAATGCATTGTTGCGTGAGCCTTCACCAAAACCTTCATCAGCTAATTTATTTAAACATGGTGGCCCATCTTTAAATGCTTCGTTGCTGGCTTCGGCTTTTTTAGTAACTATTATCTCATGTACTTGCTCTTCGGTCTGTACCCATGCATCATAGATAGAATAGAATGATTCTAAACTAGCTGCATTACAATCATCATCAAAAGCATAACGTAAACCTCTAGCACCACCATGATAAGGTAGGTTTAAAAAGTTACCAGTGTCACCACGTTCTACTAGTATCTCAGTTTGTTTTGGAAATATCTCACTACCACCAAAGCCTAATGCTTCTGACATCATCTTTAGTTTCGCTTGCATCAACGATGCCATAATAAAGTCTGTCGTAAACAAAAACAAATGTGCACCACCAGATTTTGATCTAAACATTACCAGTGGGAATTTATGGGACTTAATAGAGGACGCTAATTTTTTGTGATCTAAGTTATATTCATCAACGTCGATACAACCCCAACGACAACTGTTGTTTTCGTTAATAGGTATGACACCAAGTGCTGGGTCTTTACCATCTAAATGATCTTGCCATAGCTGCTCTGGTATTGGTTCACGTTTAATAAATGCTTTGCCAATAGCTTTACCTTTGTCGGTAGTTTCACCTGTTAAAACTAACTGACCATAGGCGCTATTGTTGCCTTCAAATATCTGTCTAAATTTTTGCATATTCTAAATGATACTCCTTTTGATATGCTCTAATCTTCTCTTTGTTTTTCTCTCTATATTTTTCGTGATAGCCAGATTCTTTTAATAATCTTTTTTTATATGCAATGCCTTCCGGGCTTTCCATAAATTTTTTCTTGTCTTCACGTAAGTTTTTTATAGTCTTTTTTTGACTCCAAATAACTTGCTTACGATAATATTGTCTTTGATAGCTTGTTCTGTCTTTCGCCATGTGGTATCCTCCCTAAATGGTACCGAGCCGGGGGGATTAGCTCGGTACCTGTTCACAATTAAAATGGTACTTCGTCTTCCGACTTAGCTTCACCTTCACTGTGCTTGGTTTTTACATCACCACTTTTACATGACTCCGCAAAACTTTTTGCAGCCGCGTACAGATTTTTATCTTGTACAGGACCAACCTTAGAAATAGTCCAACCATACCAAGTTCCCTTGTCATTTGATTGTTCTACTGTCTTTAAGTTATACACGTGACTGTATGATGCAGGAGTAAACAAACCATTCTTTCCCTCTAGTTTGATACTGTTCATCATTGAGTTCCATGTTCTACTAACTTTTAGTTGCGTAGATTTCATAGATATCAATGCTGTCTGCATATCCTCAGTAAACACATAGTACGATGCAGTGTTCTCAAGATAATTACCATTTGGTAATCGGTCTTTCCAATCACTGCCTCTAGTTGTTTCTTTTATGATACCACTATTTACTGAGTGGATAGCAACCGGAGCAGATGTGCCCTGGCCTCTATCTGACCATTCAACATACTCGCGCTTGTAGTAGCACGGTATAATGTTTAGTCCCTTCTCGCCATCATATGCCACCTTAGTCACGGTATTGAATATCATACCTGCCTCAGCGCCTTCTACATATTTGGCATCCCGTTTATTTATCTCGGGTGAT